AGCGAGATTTTTGCCCGGATGGATATTGTTGACGCCGAAATGCTGGAAGACCAGGCGGACATCATGGCGCAGTACTCAGCGATTCTCGGTAGCCGTATTTCCAGATTCGCAGAGTAGTACAACGATTGCGCCTTCAGCGGCGGGCCTTATCGCCCGCTGCGAGGCGTTGTTATCGGATTTTGGGGGCATATTTGAAACGAGTTCTTGCTTATTTTGGATACATAAAAATACCTGTAGAGGCAGTACAGTTAAGCCTTGAGCAGGAATATTTCTTAGACAAAATGCACCGGCTTTTTACGTACATACAGCCAGAGCACGTCGAGGTAATTCGCAAATACGCAGACGGGCAACGAACGCTGACAAAATTTTTGAGAACCGGGAGATTAATCTAGAAAAGGAGAAGGCAATGCAACAAAAATCACTAATGAAATTTGACCCCGCCACAGGAGAACCAAAACCATACCCGAGTCACGCAGACCAATGGCGAACATTTCACGGCAAGTCTACGGCGTGGTTGTTTAACCCATGGTCCGGTAATCGAAGGAGCGCGGAGGACGTGGGCAGCGACACATTCGGGTATTTGATTTTGCCACCAGACGAGCCGGTATATGCAGCGGTATCAAAGCAATTGGAGACACTGTCAGGCCGATACCAAGATTTGTTGGAACGGTTAGGGGTTAATGGGCATGACGGAGCAATTGCGGAAATTGCCAAATTGAGAGAGTCGGCGGGGTTGTTACCATGATAACGCTAAGCTCACCTGTGGAGCGAAGCGACAACAGAGTGCAGCGTGCTGGTTATGCCAGTCCGCTGACAAAATCAAAGGAGGATGCAAATGCAGATCACTATTAACACCGCTGATATTCTTGGAGATGAAACAACAATCCGTGACGAGGTTATCGAGCAGGTATCTCAGGCGCTCTTGACCTCAATGAGAACACAGGCAAAAGCGGCATTGACAGAGATGCTTGAGAAAAACTTAGCCGAAGTCGTCACTCAGGTGACAACGGACGCAATCGCTATGACGATGGATACCAAGTTCACCGATACCGATTCTTATGGCCGAGCAGGTAAAGAGGCAAGTATCCGAGAGCGTATTGCAGACTATGTGCAAACTCAATGCACCTTCAAGCAATCAAACGGGTACTCAAACAGCGAAACCCCATTTAATAAAACTGTGAGAGAAACGGTAGAAAGCGAAGTCAAGAAGTTTAAAGCCGATTTCACTTCATTGGTGACTCAGCAGGTCATTAAGCAAAACATGGATATGGCAGTAACCCGGCTGAAAGAGTCACTTGGTATTAAGGCATAACGGCTTGAGGCTGACCAGTTTTTCATCTGGTCGAGCCGATGGTTATAATTTTTCGGGCCATTGAGGATAATTATGCTGTTAAGAGGCGATCAAAGGATTATACGGGTTTTCCCGCGGAGGACCGCAGCGACTCCCGATGATGGGTTAGTGGTGATCGGACAACCACCAACGCTTTTTGATTATGCAGATGAGGTACATATTTCGGTTACATTTTCGTGGGATTTGCCCTTTGCCGAAAAGCTGGCTAAGGCGTGGGGACCAGTAGCTCCGGTTAAAATCGGTGGGCCTGCAACTGGTGACACTGGCGGGGAGTTTGTACCGGGCTTTTATGTCAAATCCGGCTACATAATCCATTCACGCGGATGCCCTAATACATGCTGGTTCTGCTGTGAGAGGCAGACGGAATTAAAGCTGTTGCGAGTGCCCTGTAGGAGAGTCGGGCCACAACTGGCATCAAAAACAGACTGGCAAAATAAAGCACTAGCAGCGTTAAAGGCGGCGAAGGCTCACGCTGAAGGCAACCCGGATATGGCATGGATAGCTGCGGGGGCGTGTGGGATACCGGGTGCGTCTTTTAATTCGCTGGTTAAAAGAGGATATGCCGAACGAAGGAACGCTCCACATAATGTCACAAGACGATACGATTACAGGTTAGCGCAAGGAGTCAAATAATGTGCCACGGTGAAGCAGACACCAATTTTGAGCTTGTGCGGTTGTGGCTGAATGGCTGCACACAAGATGAACTCCGCACACTTCGCAGTATCATCAACGGCAAAATCGGCAAGAGGGAAATCACACCAGAGCAACAAGCCAAGATGCAGGCGGCTCGTAATCAGGCAGCGCAGAGAGTGGCAGCGCTTGAGTCAGCAATCATTAAAACACTCAACGAGAACGGGCATCTGGCAGACGGCGATGTATGCACTTTGATTGACCTGAAACGTGCAATGCCGAGTTGGGAACTAGAGTAATCTAACGGTTGAGCGTCAGCGGCTTGACCGCTGGACAGCGTTGGTTATGTCAAGCCTTCGCTGCAAATTAAAGGAGGATGCAAATGGCAAAAATTCGAGATTTAATTGGCAAGACATTGGTATCCGTCGAAAATCAGGGCGATGAGGAAATCGTCTTCACGGCGGATGACGGCAAAAAATGGAAACTCTACCACGATCAAGACTGCTGCGAGTCTGTCAGAGTTGAAGACGTAATCGGCAATCTCTCCGACCTGGTGGGTTCTCCGGTTTTGATGGCCGAGGAAGTGGACAATGAGGATACTCCGCCCGTAGACCCGGCTGACGCTGAAGAGTCGTACACATGGACATTCTACAAATTCGCCACAATCAAAGGCTATGTGACAATACGTTTCTATGGAACGTCGAATGGCTATTACTCGGAAAGCGTTGATTTCACGGAATTGACATAACGACAAAGCGCACCGGCAAGCGGAGCGCAGACCGTGTGCGGTTATAAATCGGTGGACATAAAATGACTGTTGATCTACACAAAATCCCTCCTCAAAGCAAAGAAGCCGAAATGTCCGTTATCGGCGGAATTCTGCTTGATAATTCGGCCATTGATATCGCGTCTGTAATTTTGTCGGAGGATGATTTTTACCGGCAATCTCACCGTTTAATATTCCGCGCAGCAGTATCTATTGCCAACAACAATGAGCCTATTGATCTCGTTACAATGGCCGAACGGCTGAAACTCGATGGCGATTTAAATGCTGCCGGTGGTGGCGCATATCTGTCCGAGCTGATCGACTACGTGCCGACTGCTGCAAACATCGCTTATTACTGCAAAATCGTGAGAGAGAAAGCGACCGAGCGCCGTTTTTTGGAAAGCATCAAATCTGCCTCAGAAATGATTATGAATGGCGAAGGCATAGCAGAGGCTGTATCGAGCCTGGAAAGTGTCATGTTAGCAACAAGTGGCATAAAATCAAGCCATCCTGTTAATATGCGCCAGTCAGTTAAGGAGGCTACAGACAGAATTGAGACTAGATATCAGCGCAGAGGTCAGATACAGGGGATACCATACGGAATTGATGAGCTGGACAAAGCCACGTCAGGGATGCACAACGGCGAGCTGATTATCATTGCCGGCAGACCATCAATGGGGAAATCTGCGCTGGCTGGCAACATCCTGTCAACTGTCTGCAAGGGTGGGCTATCAGGATTGCTCTATAATTTGGAAATGTCTCGCCTGGATATCATGGATCGGCTGGCGGCTGCATACGGTATCAACTACGGCAACATCCGCAATGGTTGGCTCAAAGAGATTGACCTACATAATCTAACCAGGGCAATGGGTGAGATATATCAGTGGTCATTATGGATTGATGACACGCCGGCAATATCACTCCGAGAGATCCGCGCCAAAGCCAAGCATCAGGCTAGGACTGGCAAACTCGATTTGTTGGTAGTTGACTATCTGCAACTCATGCGGATGAGCAATGCCAAGGACAATCGGACTCAAGGACTCGGCGAGGTATCACGAGGGCTCAAGCAGCTCGCCAGGGAGCTGGATATTCCGGTTATTGCATTGTCGCAGTTATCAAGGGCCGTTGACAGCCGACCAGACAAGCGACCAATGATGAGCGACCTACGAGACTCAGGCGAGATTGAGCAGGATGCAGATGTGATCCTGTTTCCATATCGAGAGGCAGCATACTGCCAAAAATGCCGCGACCGGGTAAATGACAGCGGCCACAATTACCGGGAGCATCAGGCAAAGGCCGAAATCATCGTCGAGAAGCAGCGCAACGGCGCCAGGAACATATCAGTGCCAGCAATCTGGATAGGCGAGTATCAGCGGTTTGAGGGAGTGTAGATATGACAAAAAGAAATAGACAGAACGATTATGGCGAACAGAAACACAAAAAGGAGCGAAAACCTCGTGCCAAGCTCGATGTATCATACCCACGACGGTCAAGGATGAAAACTGAACCAGATACTAAACAATTCAGCGAGTTTGAAATCCAAGCAGAAGCATATTATAGGCTTAAACAGGTATATCCGATAGTTAGGGGGGAACTGTATCACAAAGACCCCGAAGGGTATCGGGACGCTCAGTTTGATATTGTTGTGAAGGATGAAAACGGGCTATTTATTGCCGTTATTGAGGTAAAAAGGCGGCTGAAAGGTAAGCTAGAGCATCAAATGAAACAGATAAAACATTATGAGAGATTGGCGAAATGTCCGGTCATTTTAGTACGCGGTATGGAGCAGGCTAAAAACGTAGTCGAAATGGTTGAAAACAGGGTTAACGAAGAACCTGACTTTACATAATTTCTTTACATTGTTTTTTAAATATGATATGGGGGAAACCACCGGATGGGGGCGTAGTTAAAAGCCTCCATTTCTTTTTACAAAACTGCCGCTGTAAATAAGTTGGATATTCAGCGCGATATTCCCGGTTTAGAATACCGAAATTAAACTTCACTTTTTCACATCATTTTACATCTCATCTGCACCACCATTCACACTCAAAAACAGCAAATCCAAAAAAGGGCGGGGAGGCGTTCCCTCTCAAGCTCTCGGCTCGCACACACAGCGGCTTTACACGGTCTGACCATTTGCCCAGGCACCAAGCCGTTATTGCCTCCTGGATACCAACATAGATACCAACACGGATGCCAATACAACTAAGTATTTAGTATCATTAATCATACTCACCGATGACCTGCTGATTAACTATCATTAGGACACGGTTGCCAGCCTCCATCAGCACATAATGCCAGGGTCAACCCCCGGCCATAGACCCCCCCACCCCCCCCCGGTGCCACCCCCGCCAGGAGTCCCACCTCCTCGCAACCTCCATCCTCCCGTGATAAGAAAAAAACCCAAAAATTTCTCTATAGCATTTTTTCTTGACACTTTCTCATTTTGGGTATATGCCGTCTGATAATACGACAGAATATGTCGCAAAGTCAGACAGGGGCAACTTGTGAAGAAATCCGCTACCGAACAGAGCCAAGACAATTTCCAACAAGAGTTGCGTGATTTCGCGTCAAAGGACGTGAAGGTAATCCGCAAGTTTCTGATGGAGACTATCACCGGGAAGCGGAAGGATTCACAGTATGACCCGAAGAGTGGCACGATAATCAATAAGCCTATTCCGATTGCTGTCCGGGTGGACGCTACCAAGGCGTATGAGAAGTTCGTCATGGGCCGTGTGGTTGCGAGCAAGAAGGACACGCAGGAAGTCAACGTGCATCACAATATTGTTGACGGCGCGGTCAAGACTGTAGCTGAGCGGAAGCAGGCTGAGAAGAAAGCGGCAGAAGAGAAGGCGCGGCAGTCCGGGGTGTTGGCTAAAAAAGTTGTCGGTGCTAACTGATGGCTGAACCAGCTCTCAAAATTGAAGTATGCGACGGTGCTCAAATGGAGCGTTTCATCGATGACTGGTGGGACGACCACGTTTCGTACTTCAAGTATTGCCTTGGCATGACGCCGACTGACCAGCAGGGCGATGCTCTAGTTGCGCTGGATCAGAACGAGGCGGTTGCCATCAAGTCCGGTCACGGTACTGGCAAATCATCGCTCATGTCTGGCTGTATCCATCATTACATGGACTGCCGGGACATGCCCCAGGCTATCTGTACTGCTCCATCAAAACACCAGCTGCAGGACGTACTCTGGAAAGAGGTTGCCAAATGGCACAACGTCAAGCTGCCACTCTTTCGGCAGCGGATGGAGTGGACCAGAGAGCGATATTTCCATAAGGAACATCTTGATAACTGGTGCGCCTTCGCCCGGACGGCGACAAAAGAGAACCCTGAATCGCTGCAGGGGATACATGGGGCATATGTTCTGAAGGTCATTGACGAGGGTTCGGCGGTTGTCGATGCCGTCTATGATGTTCTCGACGGAGCGCATGGCCGGTATGAGACTAAAGAGATCATCGGGGCCAACCCTACCCGGCTTGATGGCCGGTTCTACCAGATATTCACTGACCCGAAATTCATGGCTGCTTACAAGCGGCTTACCTTCTCCTGCCTGAAATCCCTGACTTCGCATGGCGGTAATTGCCGCGATCAAGACGTTGAGAAAATCCGCCAGAAGTTCGGCGAAGATTCCAATATGTACCGGGTAAGGGTACTCGGCGAATTCCCGCTACGTGACGGTGATTCGTTCATCCCGTTCGACCTGGTGGAAGCGGCCTTGTACCGGGAGATGTTCGACTCGGTATGGAAAACAGCGCCGGTTATCTTCGGCGTTGACGTGGCGCGTGGTGGTGATGATGAAACCGTTATCGCCATTCGGCAGGGTGATTACTTCCATCCATATCATGTGCTTCGCAATCTGGACACAACGAAGGTCGCAAACTACGTCAAGGCGCTGGCGAATGCCTGGAAGCCGACCAGCATTTTTGTTGACCTTATCGGGTGGGGCGCTGGCGTTCATGACCAGCTTTATCATTCCGGTTTCCCGTCCATAGGCGTCAACGTGGCAGAGAATGCGCCTGACGATCCGCTCAAATATCATCGGCAGAGGGATGAGTTGTGGGGCAAGGCCCGTGACTGGTTCGAGTCGCGCCGGGGCATTATCCCCCGTTTCTATAAGACTTCTATCAACTGCGTACCGATTGAGGACGATGTGAACCTGATAGTTGGCGAGTGGACAACCCCGCGCTATCGGTTTGACAACAAAGGCCGGTGGGTGATCGAGTCGAAAGACGACCTGAAGCGGCGCAATGTAGATTCACCAAACCGGGCCGACGCTCACAACCTGACCTTTGCCAGTCCGACACTGGCCTATAAGCAGGACGACGATTGGGGCAGGGACAACGAATACCAGGGAACAGCACCGCTTGACCCGGAGGCAGGGTACTGACTATGGCGAAAACATTGAAACCAGATCAACCCCGCATTGGCGTTCAGACTGCCGCAGCTTCGGATATCACGGTAACGTCAAAGAGTTCAGCCGATACCGGCAACGGGGCGCTGTCCGGGTATATCCTCGACATATTCAAGGACTTCAAAGCATCTCGCCTGCCGTTTGAAGATACCTGGCGCGAATGCACGTTCAACTTTCTTGGCAAGTACCAGCAGGAAACCACCTGGAAGAAGAAAGAAGGCGAAGGTCGGCGCTCACGTATCTTCATCAAATTGACCACGCTCAAGGTCAACACTGCCCATTCCCGCATCATTGACGCCTCCATGTCGGGCCGCAAGAATATTCCCTTTGACTGCGAGCCGGTTAAGGCTGACGAGTATGGCATTAATCCTGATGATGCCTTGAAGATGGCGAAACAGTTCAAGAAAAAGCTGCAGGACCACTTCAAGTATATCGAACTTCCCGAGCGTATGAGCCTGGCCGTGCATGAGATGTGCATGCTTGGCACGGCGGTGATGAAGGGACCAATCATCGACGCTCGCAAGGTGCCGCAAGTCCAGCAACGGACCATTGCCGGCATGCCGCTACGTGATATTGAC